GTGGGGGTTCGGGAAACTGAATCTACTACACTGTGACTCGTGTTATCACGAGGATAATTTTAAACGTAAGTTCTATTGTAGCCTTCTGGCGGTGGTATCTGAGGTACTATCTGCCTTTTACATTCACTCTCAGTTATTGGATCTACCATAAATACGGATGGCAGACGCTGAGACCCCTATTACTGTGGTTGCAAAAGCTATAGGAGTATCAATGGATATTCCAACCACGGGTGTAACGAAAGTTGGTGATAAGAAGGAAGACTTGAAAAAAGTCAATATGGATAAGAAAAAAGAAGATGAAAAATCTCTTTCCCCTGTTAAGTCGGATAAATTCGCTTGGGGTTATGCTAAAGGAAAATGGGATCAACTTATGAAAGTTGTACCAGGCTTTGACGACAAACGTGTTGTTGTTGGAGCTGTGGGAATCGGGATGACAGCAAGTTTTGCTGCCGGGTGGTTAGCAGCCCGGGCTTATTATGCTCATTATTGGCCCGAGAAAACTAAAGAAGGTTATGTAAAGGAGATTGGAAAATTCCACCAAACGATGTTTAAACATATGAAATTATATTTTAGTTTAGCCGCACCAGCGGTGTTGATATCGGAAGGTTTAAAAGGAGTTGTTTCATATTTAAAAGAAGCAGATACTTTTTGTTTAGTATTTGGCGCTTTGGGTGTTTCAGCAAAAGTATGGTATGATAGTAAGTTACCGAAATTGTTGCATAATATGAGTAAATTTATGAAATCATTTAATGCAGCTACAATTGCTGATATGCCAAAAGATTGGACTTTGTGTAAAGTTGATGACACTGAATGGAATTCAATGTCAAGTGAAGAACATACAAAGTTATTAAAGGAATGGCGAGTTCAATATCGATTGTTTCAAAATGCAAAAGATGAGGAAACTCCATGGGAATATACACCCCATATGATGGTATGTGTTGCAAAATTGGCGAATGTGGCAAAATATGTTAAACCTGAAGAGTTTAATAAAGAATATGCTGAAGTATATGATTCGCATGAAATGGCAACGTTTATACGTACACATTTTGGGCAAAATATGGTAAAATTTCTCTGTGGACGAACAACATTAAATTGTGTTTGGGCAGTTGGATTTGGAATCCTTATTTACGAAGTAATTCGTGCTCTTGAAATTGATCAAAAAGATGTGGTTGATAAAATTTACGACACATTTGGGTGGTCAGGTAAAGAAGAGAGTAAAGAAGGAAAAGGTAAAAAAGGAAAAAATAAGAAAAATAAAAAATCAATGTATGGCTCAAATTATATTGAAGAACACCAAACATTCTTAGCCGAGTATGATGTACAAGATACAGATAAGTGGTTGGCAGGAGTTCAAAAAGGTGGTACTAAAATGGGAGCTTATATTGCAGAAGAACAAGCCATGTTCATTCAGGATTGGGCAGAAAAACACAATGGAAAATCTCCATTGTATTCACAATATGCACAATGGGTTCATAACAGTAAAGAAGGAATGGATAGTAAGTATGTTGATTGTAATAAAGAGGGTAAAACTGAATTATTACATATGGTTATTGATTTAGCCAAAAAATTGGGAGTTACATTGGAAGAAATTAAACATATTCATATTGCGATGGGTGAAGAAAAACAAACTCATAAAGCTGAGGAAAAAGCTGAAAATGATATTCACCAGAAGCTTATGAATGGTTATGAAAGTAAACTTTTGGAAAAGGAAAAAGAAGCAAAAGAAGCAAAAGAAAAAATTGCAATATTAGAAAAAACTGTGGCATCAATGAAAGAAAGTACAGATAAACAGATTGCATTAGCAACTGAAAATTTGTTAAAAGAAAGTGCCGCAAATACAGCTATTAAAAATGCTGAAATGGATACAAAAATTGCTCAAGCTGAAGCAAAATTCCTTAGTACTCAATTAAAACAACAACAAATTGTTCCTCCTGAACCAAAGACGGAAGATGGATTTCAAATAGTTCAATCGAAGAAAGATAAGAAAACTGAAAAGAAAAAACAAAAAGAACAAAAAGAAGCTTCGGATACAAAAGAAGATAAGAAAAATGTGCAATGCAAGAAATGTAAAGGAGCATTTATGGTTTCACAAAAAGTGTTTGATAAAAATAAGGATAATTTACTTTGTCGAAAATGTCGATTTACTTGTGAAAAATGTAAATATGCGTTTTTTGTCAATGGGATAGCATCATTGAACAAATTTAAAGAGCATATTCAAAATTGTAATGGACAACCTGAAAAACATGCTACCACAGCATTCACATATGTCTCAACACCTGTGGGTGAAGGTAAAATTGTTACCGTTTTGGGAAATAAGGAAAGTACAACCGCGTTAAAACCGTGGTCAAAAGAAAAAACTGATGAATATATTATTCAGTTTAATGCACTGAAAAATTCAGCGAAAGAAGGACCAATGGAAGAAATGTTGAAACCTGAAAATTCACAATTTACAGGTTTTGGATATGTGCATGGTGGTCTAATAAAATGTAACCACCATTTAACTTACAAAAATCCATGGTCATCGTTGGATAATGTAAAAATCACGCGTTTAATTATGGAAGCCGGTGAAAAGAAAAAATTGGTATCAGTGGAAAATGCAAAAGAAGTGAAGGAATCAACAGATTATATGAGTTTCGAAAACACATATACTGCGAAAGATAGTAAACAATCACTGGAATTTTGTCCACAAGCACCGATGATTACTTATGCACCGGGAAATATATATATTCGAAATCCACTTACAAAAGTTGTATCAGCTGGATTTTCACCAATGAAAGGTGTGCATAATGCATGGACTGAACCGGGCTGGTCGGGATTGCCTATATGGCAAGCCGTCAATCCGAATGATCCGAATGATATGCGTTTGGGTATTTGTGGTATGCACTTTGAAGGCGGACACTCAATTAAAGTGTCGGGTCATGATAAAGTGTTTCCAAATAAATTTATCACAAACGATGAGTTGGGAAAGTAATGCAGGAGTACGACTGGATTGGTTATTTAAATAAAATATATAACTTTACCGGGCGTACTCCGTTCGGCCATAAATTATCAAAAGAATATTTAGAATATATGCGTGATGTTCAGTGTGAGTGTGTGCTTAATCGAAAAACGTATCCAAAAACAAAAGAAACAGAAAATTTTTATTTCCAACAGTTTATAAAAGAAAAAATTCCCACGTTAAAAATTCCTGACGACGTGTGGCGACAAGCCGAATTAGAATTAAAAAAGAGTTATATGGAGGCCCATAAATTTTGGGAACCAAAGAAAACTAATATTAATAAAAAACTTTTATGGTTAGCATCAAAACTAACCTATTTGCATAATGGAAGAGTCTGTAAAGATGCAGGTGAAATGACCTTTGAAGAGATATTTAATTCCTGGGATTCTGCAGCTTCTCCGGGTTATTATTTCAATATGAAATACCAGAGAACAGACGAATTTATTGAAAAAGAAAATGCATATCAAGTTATTAGTGAGTATTGGGAGAAATTATTGAAAACTCCAGAACCAGATTTATATTCAAATGCTTTAAAAGCAGAATTACGAAAAGTCGGTAAGAACCCACGTACGTTTATGGGAAGTGCGCGACGAATGCTCGCGGCCAAACAAAAATTATTTTTGGGGCAGAATAAAAGGATCACGAAAAATCATTGGGATTTATGGATTCGTGTTGGCCTCTCAAATTTTCACGGAGGATGGAATGCATTATATGAACAATTTAAGAATCATGTAGGCACAAAAGCATTATTTTGGGATAGTGATGTTAGTGGTTGGGATAGATCGGTACCGAAAGAGTTATTAGATGAAGTTCTAAAAATACGATTACAATGGTTACCACTGTCAATGGCTACTGACGAAAATAAAAAACGAGCTCAAGTATTATATAATGCAGCAACTGAAGGTTTTGTACTTATGGAATTGGGTGAAGTATTACAAAAGAAAAGAGGAGTTGCATCGGGAGATGCACTCACTATATTTGATAATTCAATCGCACATGAAATTGTAGCGATTTATGCTTTACTCAGTATGATTCCGGAAAATATATTAGATAATATGACAATTCCTGAAATATATCACCTTATATTTGATTCAAATATTATGGCTTTTATGGGTGATGATAACTTAGGTGGAGTAAACTTGGACAAATTTCCATGGTTTGATCTGCAGAAACTTAAGCAAGCATATGCAGATTTTGGGTTTGAAATGAAACAACTCAATTCATCAAAAAAGTTAGAGGACTTGCAATTCCTTTCACGTGGATTTAAAAAAGTTAATAATGTTTGGTGTGCTGTACCAGATTATATTAAGACGTTATGTCAAGTGGTTTATGGTGGCACTTCAAATTATCCAAATGATGTATTAGAAAGAACAATAGCCCTCGAAAGAGAGGCGTGGCCAAATAATGAATTATGGCAAATATTACATCAATTTAATGCATGGATGTTCGATACAATGCAATTACAACTTAAAATAAAAACAGAAAAACACGTTTCGTATGATATATTGAAAACAGAATGGCTAAGCGAACGTGAGTTGCGTGAATTACACTGTGGTTTTTAACCGATGGCCTTAATCTATATATCGGTTTAAATTAACTTATAAGTGCGGGTTTGGCTTCTGGAAGTCAATCTCTGTTTCAAACAGCGGATTATCTCCAAAAGAAATCTCGATCTTTTAAAAAGAAGGTACGCAAAGATATTGAATATCTTGCGTTAGAAGAGTATAATAAAAAACTTGGACAATATACAAAAGGTGTCCGAGGGAGATTATTTGAAAAGCTCATCAAAAAAGGGCTTAAACCGAAAGATCCGACGTTATATACAATCGCAACTGAACCCGAGTTTCTCGAGTTCTTTCAAAGAGTGTTACAACAACAACAATTGCACGAACAATTACACGAAAAAGAAGATAAAAAAGATTAAAAATGGCTCCAAAAGCAAAGAAAATTTACAAAGGAATCAAAAAACAGGAGAAAAAGATTGCCAAAAAAGAAGTAAAGAAAGCAAAAACAATGATCAAAAAGAATAAAAAATGGACAGTAGCAGCTTCTGCATTTGGATACCATGCTGGTTATAATAATAAAGCCGGCTGGATTGGTGGTAAAGGGGGAATAAAATATGAACCCGAAAAATTACAAACTGGTGTAAAATTAAAAGAAGCACCAGCCCGATCTACGAGTATGTTCTCACCCTTTTATAAAAGGTTGGGGACAGGAAAAGATGGTATGTTAGTGTCTGGACTGCAAAAACTGTGTTATCTTGGATATGATGATACAAAAACAGATGCAAATAAACAATGGGCATTTTTAGATTTAGTGAATTCTGCACGAATGAATAAGATACAGGTAAATCCTGATGCATTTGGTGGAACTATAACTCAAGATGCACAGCATTATGAATTTTTTATGTTTAAAAATTTGCAAATCATTTTTGTTATACCAACAACAAGCTATGCACTTAGTGTCTTGTCGGGGGCTACAACAGTATCACCGGCAACATTAGATAATGTGAATTTGGCAGTTGGATATTATAGTGATTCTGAAATTGCAAATGTTGAAACAGTGGATTATAATGCATTGCAATCATCAAATAACATGTTCGAACATCAATTAATTTCACCATGGGGTGCCTTTGATTGGACACCGAAACAAATAAAGATGCAGCAAATTAAGTGGAAAAATACTGAATTGCAAACATCAGGAGTGAGTGAAGATCGAATGTGTTGTCAGGGTATTATATATGGATTTTTTGATCAGAAAGTGGCATCACCCGCCACTTCATCACCAACAGGAGTTTCTGCAAAGATTGGGGATGTGTATGTAAAATACACGATGATGTTAAAAGGTCGTATTGCCACGAATGGTATTACGGTTGAAATTAATAATCGTGAGGTTGCACGTCAACAATATATTGAATTTAAAAAACGAGAAATGAAAATGAAAGGTGATGAAAAATCCGAAGCAGATTATAATAAAATATGTAAACGTTATTCTGCAACAATGAAAGGATTACAAAAAATGGGGTGGGGCACTGATCCTGTACCATCAGTTTCACAAGCACATACACATGTGGTAATTGTGGATGAAAAATATGATGGAACAGATTCAAAACAAACAGTATCAGTAACAAGTAATCAATTAAATTGTGTATCATCTGGAAGTGGAACTACTGACGTTAATATTACAAAAGTAGCTGGAACAACTATAACAGGAAATGCCAGTGTTCCAATTAAAACACCATCTTCAGTTCCGCTGGATGTAAATATGTATTCATCTGGTGGTGTTACTATTACAGGGTTAAATCCCTTAGCAACAACAATTGCTTCAGTAACAACTGGAAGTGGAAATATTCCAATTGATATAGTAAAGGTGGGAGGTGGAACAGGAACGACAGCACCATTATCGGTGGCTGTAGTTGGTTCTGCATCAACAGAATTGCCAATTAATTTAACACAAGTTAATAGTGCAGCATTAGTAAATACCTCTAATCCTTCGGGAGGAGGAGCAGCAATGAATTCTGCTATTCCCGTGCAAATATGGGGATATGGAACAACTGGATCTACTGCAACAGAAAATGTTGGGGTAGTTTCAGGTTCTGGTACTTCTGCACATACAACAATGGCAACATTTGGTTGGACTGCAAGTAAACAAAGTGACACTCAGTCCGTTTCTATTGATCCACCATCGCCAACAGAAAGTCTTGATACTGTAATTGTAAAGAAAAAAGATTATAAAGAAGCATTAACCAAAGGTATTAGATTACAATTGGGTGATAATGATAAAAAGGTTCCGAAAGGACCTAAGGGGCCATCTGAAGAAGAAATCCCTGATATTGAAGATATTGCCAGTACTAGTGAGCGTATGTATGATGATGCGCATTATGGCAACATAAGTTTAAAGGATTATTTAGCACGTGAAAGTAAAGCTGTTTTATTACGGCAAAGACGTGCACAAGAAGATCCAACATGGATGCCAGAATATATAAGACGTTTTAATGCGTATATGGAAGTACAAAAATATCAAAAAGGGTATGGACATTTAATT